CCCAGGTCGATTCTAACCTGTCTGCGATAGATGTTGCATTAGCTAACCTTATCGGCGAAGTCCGGTCCGAGTGACAGAGTCACCAACAGACCAAATGGCCGACATAGGATTTAGTTTACTTTTTATAAGCACAGCAACGATCATTCACGACAGCGTAGTAATCTAACCTGCGAGGACTTGGCAAGATGGAGACTGCATTCCATAGCAGTATTTCAACTCCACGCCAATCTTGTCCTCGACCGCGACCCGTTTTATAACCGGATCGACGAGTCCCACAGGGAGCGAAGGATCATATCGCTCCCTACTGGCGACGTACTCTTCTAGATCAAGAACGAGTGCGTCAAGGACCCCAAACTCTGGGCAAGATCGCCGCCTAAGTTTGAGGAAGGGCTCGGCCTCAGGGGCACTAGTCTGGCCAATCTTCTCCTCGAGAGACATCTGCTTGGGTCTACTAGAACAGTAGCCTAACCAAGCAGCCTCTTTATCGAAAGGAAGACCGCCAATTCCAAAGCCTCCAAAGCCAACTGGGTTCCCAGGTTTCATCACGAACGGCGTCCAGCCTTCGCGGTAAAGTCTCTGGCAGACTTGGTCGAGATTCCGAACCATCACCTCGCGAGCACGCTTACGCATGCCCTCGGGAAGACGTTCGAAGGACTCCCAACGTTTCTGCCAATCCTCGGACATAGCGTCCAGAGGGCTCTCGTCGATCTGAGAGCAAGACTTACCCATTTGATGGATGAAACCATCGTTCACGAACGGAATAGGGCTACTTAGGACACATCGGTCTCGCACCCACTGAACATTCATAGTCTGGCTATTAACCTGAGCTAGATTCCAGTGTAGGTACGATTTTCCAGGGCTCAGCCTCCATCCTACTCCTGCGAGGAGTTCCTCCCAAATGCTGAAAACGCGCAAATCGACGCGTGCGACAATATCGTCGCCATTCACTGCAAAAGGAAAGAAATCCAAACTCTTGCCCCACCACCGGTTATAAGCCAGCTGGTAGGCGAGTCGCTTTAGTGCTGCGTTAATCACGCACAGCACAGGAAAGGAGAGAGGCGATCCCATGAGCTGACCTCTGTCTTGTAACACCTGTTCGTCCGCCCAATGAAGCTTCTGCGCGCCAAGAGCTGCGCGGACCATCCAACCAATTGTTCCAGCAACGATAGAGGCACGAACCTCGCTTGTAGCCTCCATAGAGAGGTCATTCGTGCTCTGCTGGTAGTCTCCGGAATTAATGAGCTTCCACTGAGAGTGGAACCCGTCCGGGACTCGGTTCAAGCGCTCACCGAGCCACGCCGCGTTATTTTCACGCCGCGTTAACCGAAAACAATCGAACTTACCTAAGCCACTACGCATCCAAGCCAAGATCGGCTTAGTGTTGCCATAGAGCGAAGGAGTTCCAGCTGTGATGGTCCTTAGCTTCAGGGGTTCGCGGATCATATAGATCTGACAATCCGCGACTTCAGAACGATTCCCCCAGTCCTCCAAAGCAGACATGTAAGAGTGCGCAAAGTCATACGGCCGAGCCGTGACGGTCACTTGCTCTCCATTCATCCACGCGTCCAGAACGGCGCGCCTAGGTTCCAGTAACCCGGGACACTCACGTATGAGTTCACCGGCGATGCCCCCGCTATAGCGAGGCGCATTGTAACCAGCCTTTGACGATGGTACAAAAGGAACGACAGGGATCATGTCTCGCATTTCTCCAAAGACTTCTCTCGAGGTCTCCCATATCGCAGCTTTAATTTGCTCACGATATGGGCCTGAGATAGGAAAGTCAACGGACATATGCTTCATGTAATCTGTCGCCTGCAAGTCAACGTCTTCGTCTTCCATAGACGGACACGCCCTCTTCGACCCGAGCAGGAGTGTTTCGCCAACGATCTCTGACCGACTGTAAGGACAGCCGAGAGTCGAACGCTTATCACTCCTAATTACGCGCATGAGCCAATTACGGTAATGTGGGGTAGCCAAATAACCTGGGATGTCTAACATCTCCTTAGTAGGTGAGTCAACTGAACGACTCTGGCCACTTAACCACACGGTGTGGAGCTTCATCTGTTTGATCGAAACTCCCACCCAATCCATAATGACCCAGCGCATCACAAGGTCTACAAGTTCTGCTTCTGAGAAGCCTTTATACCCGAAGACGTACGCGTCATCTACAATGACGCGAGCGAACTGAGCTCCACGGGTAATCCTCCTCGAGACAAGCGCTTCCCAACGCTTGCTCGAATGCCAAACAACAAGATTTCTTCTGGACTTAACGTAAAGGTGAGAGTGACGAGCCAACAGGCTAGTTCTCTCCTCGATCTGGAGTACTCCGCATTTGTCGAAAGACAGACTAAGCGAAGACCCAAATACCTCACTGAAGAAGATCTCGGGAACATGTGGGACACATCTCGATAGACGGATGCGGTTATGCGGCGTTACCATGCCGCGCACCTTTTCTACTGCGTGAGAAAACATATCACGGGTGACTTTAAAGGACTTAACTGACAACTAAATGTCTAT